CGAGCCACACTCGTCTCGTGGCTCGATCAGCAGACCGGCGTTGAGTGACCGCTTGCCCTTGCGGCAAGCCCAGCGAACCGGGGCGCGACGAATGCTTCCTCTGCCGCGTGCGCGGAGTCGGCTTCGCGTTCCGGGGCGGGGCGCTGCAGGGACACAGCGGGTGGCACACGACGAAGAACGAGTACCTGAAAGAGCACCTGCGCGTCGACTCCGAGAAAGAGTTGGCAAAGCGTCCCAACGTTGAGAGGGCAGAACGATGAAGACGCAGGCAGAACTGCTGCACTTCTATCAGAACGAGTTGTCGCGGTCGAAGAACTGGCGCTCGTCGCAGACGACCAACTACGACAAGGCGTGGCGGCGCTACATCGATCTGTACCAGGGGCGCTACCTCGACGGCGATCCCTCGACCGATGCGCTCGTCGTCAACATGGTGTTCGCCACGATCAACGTGATGGCCCCGGCCGTGGCGATCAACAACCCGCGCTTCGTCGTCAATGCCCGCAACCCCGAGTCCGGCTTCACGGCGATCATCACCGAAGAAGTGCTCAACTGGCTGTGGCGCACCTACGACTACCAGCGCGAGTTCCGGCTGTCGATCAACGACTGGCTGCTCGCCGGACACGGCTGGGTCAAGGTCGGCTACAAGTGGACGAAGGCTCCTGAAATCAAAGCCGCCGACACCGAGGCGCAGACCGGTGACGAGGTTGACGCCGGGCCCGACGAAGGCATCGACGATCGCGAAGACAAAGAGGGCAACGTCGAATCCGAGTTGAATCAGTGGGACGAGGATCGCCCATTCATCGAGCGCATCTCGATCTTCGACATGTTCGTCGACCCCGACGCTCGCCATCCCAAAGAGATGCGCTGGATCGCGCAGCGGACATGGCGACCGGTGCAGGACGTGCAGGTCGACAGTCGCTACGCGCCAGGGGCGCGCAAGAAGGTCAGCGGTTCATCGTGGTCACGTTGGGACAGTGGTGACGCTCGCGACAGCAGCGAGAAGCCGAACCCTGGCGCCATTCGGTTCTGCGAAATCATCGAGTTCTACGACTTGAAGCGGTACAAGGTCTGCACGTTCTGCCCGACCAGCGACGAGCAGGACGACCCGGTGTATCTGATCAAGCCGACGAAGATGCCGTACGCGTTCGGCCATCCGTTCGTGATGCTGCGCAACTACGAAGTGCCCGACCACTTCTACCCGATGGGCGACGTCGCTCAGATCGAGTCGCTGCAACTCGAACTGAACGAAACCCGCACGCAGATGTTCAACTACCGCAAGAAGTTCCGGCGGGCGTGGACATACGCCAAGGACCGCTTCGATTCGGATGGCATCGAAGCGATGCAGTCCGAGCGCGACAACGTGTTCATCCCCGTCGTCGGCGACAACGACCCCGAGAGCGCGCTGCGTCCGGTCCCTGCTGTCGTCACCCCGGCCGAGTTCTTCGATCAGTCGGCGATGATCAGCAGCGACCTCGATCGCGTCTCCGGCGTCAGCGACTACCAGCGCGGATCGCCTCAGCAGTCCATCCGCCGTACCGCCACCGAGGCGGCGATGATCCAAGATGCTGCCAACGCACGCGCCCAGGACCGGCTCGCCAAGGTCGAACTCGTCCTGTCCGAAATCGCCGAGCGTGTCGTGGGGCTGATGCAGCAGTACACAACCGGTGATCAGGTCGCACGCATCGTGACGATGCCGGTCAAGGGCTGGGTCAACTTCGATGCCGACAGGATCAAAGGTGAGTTCGATTTCGAGGTTCAGGGTGGGTCGACCGAACCTCGCAACGAGACGTTCCGGCGGCAGTCGGCCCTACAGATCGTCGATGCTTCGATGCCATTCATCGAAGCTGGCGTCGTCAACATGCCCGCGCTGTATCAGGAACTGCTCTCGAAGGGATTCGGCATCAAGGACGCCGGGCGCTTCGTCAATCAGCCCGAGCCGCCGCCCCCGCCGGAAGGCGCCGACCAGTCGTTGCAGCAACTCGGTGGTCCCCCGCCGCCAGGCTTGCCGCCGGGCCCGCCGCCGATGCCGCCAGGGATGGAAACCATGCCATTCCCGGCTGAGATGATGCAGGGTCCACCCGAAATGGAAATGATGCCGCCCGGTGCAGCACCACCGATGGAGGCAATGCCCCCGTACTGAGTGGTGCTGGGTTATGATCCCGCCACACCACGAACAAATCCAAAGGGGCACTCGTGAGTGATGCACCATCCCCACCTGATGGGGGAACACCGGTTGACAATGGCCCCGCACCAAGCGGACAAGTCGAGTCGCCGGATCAGTCCACAACACCGCCGCCAGCGGAGCCGGACTATCTCGACATCGATGATTCGATCGGCAACAAGCACGTTCGAGTCAAGGTCGATGGCGAGGAAATAGTGGTCCCACTGACGGAAGCGCTACAGGGATATCAACGGCAAGCGGCGTTCACCAAGCATTCGCAGGAACTGGCCGAGCAACGGAGACAGGCAGAAGATGCCATCCGACTCCACCAGGCGTTGCAGCAGAACCCAGGGCTGACGATGCAAGTCCTCGCCAATCGGGCGGGGATGACAGTCGAGCAGTACCTCGGTCTGACGCCGCAGCAGCAGCAAGCCGTTGCTGATGCCCAGGATGACCTGGATCAGTATGACGATCCCCTGGAACGCGAAATCATGGTCGAGCGCCGCGCACGCGAGGCACTCGAACAGCGAATCGCACAGCGCGAAGCCGACGACTATCTGGGCCGGGCGGTACAAGGACTGCAGCAGCAGTACGGATTGAACGACGATCAAGTCAGGGCGGTTGTAGGTCAGACCATGAACATGGGTCTGGGCATCGACCACCTACCGATGGTGTACCAGGCGATGGCGTTCCAGGGGCTACAGCAAGCGCAGCAAGAGACAGCGCAACAGCGGCAGCAAACGGATGCTCAGCGTCAAGCGGCAGCGGCGCAAGCAGCAGCGGTGGTCAGCAACGGAACTGGCGTGAACGGCGGATCGCCGACTCCTGCCAATCCGTCGTACTCGTCCTACCGCGAGGCGATCGCTGCGGCCTACGAAGAAGTCGAGGCTCGGCATCGCTGAACGGCTGACCCGAAAGGGACCATCCAATGGCGCTTCCGCTCCACAATCCGACTGAGTGGAATGAACTACTCACGTCGACCATGCACAACGTGCGTGGCACCTACACCGACAACATCTTCAACAAGAACCCGCTGTTGGAGCATCTGCTCTCCAACGGGCGGGTGCGAATCACTGACGGCGGCTACGAAATCATCGAGCCGTTGCTGTACGCCGAAGGCCAGGCCGACGTGTACGGCGAATGGGACTTGATCCAGGTCAAGCCGACCAACTCGCTGACCGCTGCCGCCTACGAGTGGAAGCAATGGTTCTCGACGATCATCATCTCCGGTCTCGACGAGGCGCAGAACAACGGCAAGGAGCAGAGGATCAACCTGCTCGAAGCCAAGATCAAGCAGTCCGAGATGACGATGCGCTTGAAGCTGGCTCGGATGCTGTACGGCACCTACAGCCACGCCACGATTCCGGCCTACAACTGGAACTCGCTCGACTACCTGATCGACGACGTGACCCCCGCTGGTCGCATCGATCCGGCCGTGGCAGGCAACGAGTGGTGGAAGTCGTACGTCGCTGACTACACGGCGACGCCGCTCGACGCAGCCGGTCTCGAAACCGCGCTCCGTGCCGCGATCATGGCGACCTCTGACAACGGCAGCGATCAGGTCGACATCATCATCACCGACCCGGCGACCTACGCCTTCTACGAGTCGACGCTCACCCCGCAGGTGCGCTACACCGACACCAACAAGGCAAACCTCGGGTTCCGCAACCTGCTGTTCGAGAACGTCCCGATCATGTGGGACGCCGAGTGCCCGGCGGGCACGGTCTACGGGATCAACTCCGAGTACGTCGGGATCACGATCCACAGGGACCGCAACTTCAAGCAGTCGCCGTTCTCCGACAACCTGTCGGGTTCGGTCAGCGGTGTTGCCGGTGGCGGCGCTCCTGGTGTCACCACCGCCGAGGCGATCGACGCTCGCGTGTCGTTCATCACGACCTACGGCAACGCCACGATCCGCAACCGTCGTCGCAACTTCAAGCTGCAGGGCGTCGCCCAAGAAGTTACGCCCTAATCCTGTCGGCCCCGGCTCGTCCCAACTCGGGCCGGGGCTGGCACCTGGAAGGATGGGGCCATGCCCAAACCGAACAACCCGTACGCGCATTCGACCCACGCCACCAAGGACTCGGCGATGACGGTCGGCGAGTATTACGGCACACGCGTTACCGACAAGGTGCTCAGCAACGTCGCCGGGAAGCACGACGCCTCCCCTGCCTCGCGTTATCAGGCGGTCGGCAACGCCTATGTGGCACCGTCCAAGCCCGCACCGAAGCCGAAGCCGAAAGCGAAGCCCATTCGACCGTCGAATAGGACCGTCGTGACAGCGGAGGATCTGTTCGAGTGACGACGATCGACGTGCTTCGAGCCGTGGTGCGTACACAGACTCAGACCGACGCGGCTGATCTGCCCGATCCGACGATCGACACGTTTCTGCAGCAGGCGTTCGAGCGCACCATCAACGCCGAGTCGCGGTGGCCGTTCTACGCATCGACGTGGGAGTTGACCCAGGACCCCGACATGGTGACGATGCCATTGCCTGGCGACGTCAACCCGCCGGGGATCAGGACGCTCACTGACAAGCATGATGGAGTGCGGCTGGGGATGGTGCCCCACGAGTACGCCGAGAGCGTCTACACCCACGTCGTCGCCACGGGCCGTTCGCTGATGTATTCGGTCTGGGGCAGCACCGTGTACCTGTGGCCTTCGATTGCGTTCAGTGAGCCGCATACCTATGTCCTGCGCGGCTATCGCAAGCCGCTCGTCTGGATCAACCCGACGACGAATGCTCCCGATTGCGACGAGCGGTTGCACATGCCGCTCACCAACTTCGCTACCGCGATGGCGTACGCCCAGCAGGAAGACGAAATCTTGGAGGCGACCTACATGGTGCGCTGGCAGGGCGACGTCGAGTTGGCGCACAAAGCGATCATGGAGCCCGTTCATCATCGCCCACTGGTCGGCGCGGGCTCGATCAGTGGGCACTACTACCCCGCTCATCCGTGGGTGATCGTGCCGCCGGGATGAGTCGTCTGCAGCCACTCAACTTGACCGACTTCACGGGTGGCATCAACACCGCGCGTTCCGATTTCCAACTTGCCGAGAACGAGTCCCCGGCGATCCTCAACATGGAAGTCGATCCGCGTGTCGGGTTCTTCACCCGGCCCGGCTGGTCACGCTGGAATCCGGCCGACATCGTCGGCGATCCGGTGAACACTTGGCGTCCTCGCAACGCGCAGTTGCATCTGTACTCGAACGGCACGTTCTCGGTGTTCATCACCAACGCCAACAAGGTCTGGGCAGCGGGCCCGAGCGCACCGTTCATCGACCTCGGGGCGACATGTACGGCGTACCCGCATCTCGCCGACCCGGCGGCATGGGGCGACACCGTGTACCTCGCCTGTGGTGGTGACCATCCGACCTGGAAGGTGACGAACCAACCGGCAGTCGGCAATCTCGGTGCGGCTCGTCCGGTGTCGGGGACCGCCACCTGGAATCCCAACTACACCACGCCGCTGCGTGCTTCGATGCCTGCCGCAGAGCATCTCGAACCGCACGGTGGCTATCTGTTCGCGGCGCACACCAAAGAAGACGGTCAGGTTCACCACAACCGGTTGCGTTGGTCGCATCCCGACGAGCCCGAGGATTGGGCGCTCGACGACTACATCGATATCGAGCAGGGCGGTAGCCGGATCACCGCCATCCGCTCCTACAACGACCACCTGCTGATCTTCAAGGTCGACTCGGTGTGGGCGCTGTACGGCTACGACGCCGAGTCGTGGCAGTTGATCAAGATTTCGTCGTCGGTCGGCGCACCGAGCCCGACGTGCGTGACTCGCTCCAACGACACCGTCTACTTCTTCTCGGCGTCGGGGCGCAACGCGATCTATGCCTATCAAGGTCAGGCGCCGATCGACATCTCCGACAAGCTGCGCTTGGCGCTCGACCGGCTCAACAACGGCATCGATATCTGGATGTCATGGCTCGGTCGTCGGTTGTGGGTGTCGGTGCCATGGGATCAGGCGAGCCATGACAACTCGCACGGCTCGATGCTGGTGTTCGATCCGTTGCTCAACGCATGGGTCTGCCATCGTCCGGCGCTCGGCACGATTGCCTGCACCGTCGAATACTCCGATGTCGGCACCGAGTATCCGCTCGTCGTGACGTGCGGCTGTACCGGCGTCGCTGGCGTGCTCAGCGTCGACTTGCAGCCCTCGATCGCGGGCGACGTGATGGTGCAAGGCGAACCGGCGGTCGGATTTCGCTGCGGCTACCGCACCAGTTGGAAGCATTACGGCTGGCCGGAACTGCGTAAGTCGTTCCTGCGACCTCGCATCATCGCTCGCATCCCGCCGGAATCGACCGACATTCGCATGTCGACGTTCTGGAACTACGACGGCACCAACGAGCGCCGGTCGCACATTATGACGCTGACCACATCCGGCGGTGTGTTCTTCCGTGCGCTGGGTGCCGCCGATCCGAAGGGCGGCGGGTTCGATTGGGGCGACGGTACAAAGTGGACGTCGGGCATCCGTCAAGGTGACGTGCTGGTGCGCCCAAAGACCGCCAACCCGGCGACCCGTGGCACATCGCTGGGATGGGCGCGAGCGGTGCAGTTGGAGTTCGCGCCTGACGATTACACCAAGGCGCAGGCATGGGGCATCGACGCCATCGTGCTCAAAGCCAATCTGCGGAGGTTTACGACATGACTGCCATGAATCCGCTGCGACCGATCCTCAATGACACCCCGGCGTCGGCCGTCGATATCGACTGGAACTTCCAGACCACCGAGGATTTCGTCGCCAACGATGTCATCAAGCGTGACGGCTCGACAGCGATGGAGGCGCCGCTCAATCTGCTCGGCTCGCCGCCGACGTTGCCGACCCACGCCATCAGCAAGGGCTACCTCGATACCGCCGTGATCCCGGTCGGCGTCATCTGGCAGTTCGCTGGGGTAGCCGCTCCCGCCGGTTGGGCGCTGTGCGACGGGACATCGAAGACGACGACCGACCCGCTGTACGCCGAGTTGTTCCGAGTGATCGGCTACACCTACGGCGGGGTGGGTGGGAACTTCAATCTGCCGCAACTCGGTGGTCGGATGCCGGTTGGGATGCTGGCCGGTGACAGTCGCTTCGGGGCGCTCAACGCTCCCGGCGGCAACCGCAACCTGATCATCCCCAGCCACACCCACGGGGTCCCTCAGCACGTCCACGGGATGACCGATCATCAGCACAATCGCGGGGCGCACGCTCACGGGATTGCCGCTCACCAGCACCACATGTCGCACTACCACAACGTGCCGTTCCGCAAGGGCTACAACGTCTACACCGCCAACGACGGTGGCTTCGGTGGCGCATGGAAAGAGACCAACACCACCTTCAAGCCCAACGCGCCGATCCTGGCGTTCTCGCTGCGAGAGACGGCGCTGTGGACCGGCGAGCCTCCCGGCGGGCCCGACACCGCGTCAGGTCAGATCGTCAGTCCTCGCGGTGACTTCACCGATACCAACCACAGCGGCATCGGGCAGGCGACGAGTACCGATGGCGATGGTGCCACGGCAGGCATGACCGCCGCGCAGAACACCGGCTACGGCGGGCCCGGCACCACCAACGACGCCAACGGTGCGGGCAGCGCCACCGACGCCAACCTGCCGCCATACGTCGTGGTCAACTTCATCATCAGGATCGGATGATGGCAACGTTCAGTCCCTACGACGCGGGGAGCTACGAGCGCCAGAAGCGCGACGTCGAGTACGACTACGGCAATCAGATCGCGACCAATGCATACGGTCGATTCCTGGGGCAACAGCGTGGACAACGGACGTTGGGTGATATGTCGACTGCGCTGGGTCGGTCATACCCGAGTTACCGGGCTCAGTTCGGCCAGCGCGGGCTGGCTGGGCCCGGCGTCCAATCCGGCGTGCAGCACCGGGCGATGACGAACTACCTCGGCGACTACGCCCGCGACTATGGGCGGGCCCAGCAGGACATGACCCAGGACACCCAGCAGTTCGATTTGAATGAGCAACGCCTCGGTGCCTTCCGTCAGCAATCCTTGGCTGACATCGAGGCGCAGAAGGCGCAGCAGATCGCCAACGACGCTCAGGCGTTGGAGTACCTGCGACAACTCGTAGGAGGCATCTGATGCCATACACCGATCCCGACTATCAGCGAGCACTCGCCGCGCAACGCCGCCAGCAGGCTGCGGCCACGAAGCGCTTTATGTCAACGCCGGTAGCAGCGTCGGGTGCGAACCTGTCGCCGACCTACGGCGCCCCCGGTAAGCAGACTTCGAACGTGTTGCCGTGGGCGCAGGGCAACATCCCCGGCTACGGCCAGGGCACCACGACGCAGCAGGCGCAGGCGTTGAAGGCGCTCTACGACAGCAGCTACGCCGCTACCAACATCCCGCAGTATCCGACGATGCAGAGCCCTGGCGGCGGCAGTCGCGGTGGTGGTGGCGGTGGCGGTGGCGGTGGTGGGGGCCCAGCCGGACTCGACCAGGCGACCCTGGACTGGATCATGGCGCAACTCGGGCAGGGTCGCCCGAAAGACCTTGCCTTCAATCCCGTCGACCTGCCCGACCCGAGCCAGTATTACGGCGCCTTCAACACGCAGCCCTACGACATCGCCCGTCAAGGCGTCAAGACCGGTATCCAAGGCATCCGTGATCGTGGCGAGTCGGCGTTCCAGAACGCTCGCAGCGAAATCGGCCGCTATCAGAACCCGTACTTCCAGGGGCTGCAGACACAGAACCCCAACCTGCAGAATCAGGTGGGCGCAATGATGTCGGCCAACGGCGTCAACCCGTCCTCGGTCGCCCAGACCCAGAACGAAGGCGTGCAGGCCGACCAGGCGATGCGCTACGCGCTGCAGATGCTGGCTGGCACCGACGAGGCCCGCCAGGCTGCCAACCTGCGGGCGATCGGCGGCGACGAGCGCACCTTGGATCAGAACCTCGGGATCGAGAACACGATGCTCAACCTCGGCGTCGACATGAGCCAGGCAAAGGGCCAGAACGCGTGGGACATGATGTTGAAGCAGGCCGGGTTCGACACCGCCACCCAGGAGGCGCTGCAGAACTGGACGCGTGGTAACACGGTCGGCGACACCAACGTCACCAACGACAACGCCTGGAATCAGGGGCTGATGGCAACCCTGCTGCAACTGATCGGGAGCAAGGCGCCGGGCACGACCCTGCCCGCTGACATGACGGGGGTGTACGCCTAATGGACCCAGAGCAGATGTGGGCGATGCTGAACATGATCATGGGTGGTGGCAGCGGCCAGCCGTCGCTCGACCCGTACATGGCGTCGTTGCTCTCGAACGGCATCATGCCGGTACTCGACAAGAACGGGGACCCTGTCGTCGAGGATGTCGAGACGCAAGCGAAAGGCATCAACGCCTACCAGGACGTGCTGTCGACGCTGTCCGATCAGGCCAATGCAGCGACGTCGGGGATCGGGTCATGGGGTGGTATCGGCATCCCCGGTGGTGGCGTGCTCGGCGGCGGCGGTCTCAATCCGATCACCACCGAAACGGTGTTGGAGACTCCGCAGACCCAGACGCTGCAATACCTCTCGCGCCAGCAGGGGCTGGAAGGCATCATCGCTCAGAAGGTGCTGTCCGGTCAGACGCCGTCGATGATCCTCGCTGACCTGCAAGCCAAGATCAACGATCCCGAAGCGTCGGGCGTCGATCCCGCCGAAGCCGCCAGCTTCGCGGCCGGTCTGCCGCAGAAGGATGTGCTCGATCCGCTCGGCAAGCCGACTGGACAAACCACCGTCGATTGGGAAGGGGCGCGCAAGCAGATCGACAGCCTGGCGATGCCCTACTTCCAAGAACAGGGGATGCTGTCGGGCCCGAACATCACGACCAACGCCTACGGCCAGCCGGTGTCGCTCAGCGAGAAGCCGTCGCCGACGATGGAATGGTTCCAGAAGCAGGGGCTGACCGATCCGCGCACGCAGTACGGCGTCGACTACGCGTTGCAGTCCAGCCCCGAGTTGCAGACGTTGATGGGCGACATCGCATCGAAGGGCCAGGCGTACGAGGAAGCGCAGAGCGCCTACAAGAAGTTCTTGAAGGAAGACCCGCA